AAGATTTGGAACGCCACCCTTTATCTCCGTCTGTCCCGTGACGATGGCGATAAGGAGGAATCCAACAGCATCACCGGGCAGCGTGAGCTGCTCCGTGATTACATATCGCAGAGACCCGAATTTAGGGAGTATGCGGTAAGAGTTGACGACGGTTTTTCCGGTTCAACCTTTGAAAGACCGAGTTTTCAGAAGATGATTGAGGACGTAAAGGCAGGACGAACGGACTGCATTATCGTAAAAGACCTCTCTCGCTTCGGGCGTAACTATCTGGACGCAGGCGAATATATCGAAAAGATATTCCCGTTCCTCGGTGTCCGTTTCATCGCCGTCAACGACAACTACGATAGTCTCGGAGATAAGAAAGCCTCCGATGATCTTATCATTCCGTTCAAGAACCTCATAAACGAAGCCTATTGCCGAGATATTTCGGTAAAGATTCGCTCTCAGCTTGAGATCAAGCGTAAGAATGGACAGTTTCTCGGCTCCTTTGCCGCTTTCGGGTATCTGAAAGACGAGCAGAACAAGAACAAATTGGTCGTTGACCAGTATGCCGCCGATATTGTCCGTGACATCTTCAAATGGAAATTAGAGGGTGTCAGCCCCCAGGATATAGCCGACGCTCTGAATAAGCTCGGTGTCCTTTCACCGATGGAATACAAACGCTCCCTTGGAATGAAGTTTACTACTTCTTTCAAGACCAATGCCAAAGCCTTATGGTCGGCAGGAACAGTTATCCGTATTCTGAAGAACCCCATCTATACCGGAGTTCTCGTACAGGGCAAGGAGACCACGCCGAGCTACAAGGTTCACAAGCGTATTACCAAAGACGAAAGCGAGTGGACGGTCATAAACGACAGCCACGAAGCAATTATCTCCAAGATTGATTTTGACAGCGTTCAAAAGGTGCTCAAATGCGATACCCGCCGTAGTCCAGACGGCAAGGCAGTCGGACTTTTCAGCGGAATGCTTTTCTGTGGTGATTGCGGTGCAAGTATGGTTCGCAGGACCGTACCTGCAGGCGAAAAGAAATATGTATATTACGTCTGCTCCGCACACAAGCAGAGCAAGAGCTGTTCGCCTCATCGTATGAGAGATACCACATTAGAGGAAATTGTACTGGACAGCTTGAAGCAGCACATCAGCGAGGTCGTGGATATGAGTGAACTGTTAGAGATCACTGACACAGCCCCACTTAGAACCGCACAGGCTCAAAAGGTACAAAGACAGCTCGACAAGAAGCATGAGGAATACGAAAAGCTCCAAAAGCTGCTGATGTCCCTTTATGAAAACCTTACGGACGGTATTATCGACCGTGAGGAATATACACGGCTCAAAGCCAGCTTTACGGCTCGTGCCGATGAAGCGGAAAAGCAGATGGATGCACTCAGAGAAACGCTGACGGAAATACACAACCACGGAACGGAAAATGCCTGGATGAATGAGTTTATCAAACGACAGGGGCTTACTTCTCTTGACCGTGCCGTTGTGGTCGCGCTGATTGATAAAATACTGATTCACTCCAATGACGTGGTGGAGATCATCTATCGTTGGCAGGATGAATTTGCTTGGCAGCTTGACATTCTTCGGAGTGCAAGACTGCAGGAGGTAGTATAAATGGCAAGAACGAAACGAAAGACAAATCCTCTTGTGCAGGAAGTCGAAAGCTCTGCTCCTGCGAGGAAAATATACAAAACAGCCGCCTATGTCCGTCTGTCCGTTGAGGATAGCGGAAAGCCCGGTGCAGATACCATTGAAGGACAAAAGGCTTTGCTCACGTCCTTTATAGAAAACAAATCCGATATGGAGCTTGTAGCCCTGTTCTGTGACAACGGGCGAACCGGCACGGACTTTGACCGTCCTCAGTTTGAAAAGATGATGGAGGAAGTACGAAAAGGTCGTGTGAACTGCATTGTGGTCAAAGACCTTTCCCGTTTCGGTCGTAATTACAAAGAGACCGGAAATTATTTGGAGCGTATCTTCCCGTTCCTCGGTGTTCGCTTCATCGCCGTCAACGATAACTTTGATACGCTGACCGCAGAGAGAACCCAGGACGGATATATCGTGCCTCTGAAAAATCTCATAAACGAGGTTTACAGCAAGGATATATCCAAGAAATCCGCATCCGCACTTCACGTTAAGCAACAGCGTGGGGAGTTCATCGGAGCTTGGGCACCCTATGGGTATCGAAAAGACCCCGACGACAAGCACCATCTTGTAATTAACGAAGAAACTGCTCCTACTGTCCGTCAGATATTCAAGTGGCGTTCCGAGGGTGTCAGCGTTGTACAGATCGGGCGCAGGCTCAACGATGCCGGTATTCTTTCTCCGTCTGCCTACCTCTACGAGACAGGCGAAGTCAAGACGGAAAAATATAAGGGTGTGCTGTGGCATACGGCAGTTCTCAAAAATCTGCTCTCGCACCCAGTTTACATAGGTCACATGGTTCAAGGGAGAAAAAAGCAATCCTTCTATGAGGGAAAGCGACAGACCTATGTGGACAAAGCCGATTGGATTGTTGTCCGTAATACCCATGAACCGATTATTGATGCAGAAACCTTTGAAAAGGTACAGCAAATCGCCAATCAGCGAAAGAGCGAATACCACGAACGTCTCGGTAAATTCTCTCACTTGGAGCATACCGAGAATATCCTTCAAGGACTTGTGTGGTGTCCGAACTGCATAAGACCGCTGGTTCGCTACAAGAACGTGAGTCACGGCAAAAAACTGTGGTACACCTATATCTGCCCCGGTCATGCCGATGATCCTGCCCGCTGTTCCTTTGTGAGCATCCGTGAGGACGAACTGAACGAAGTTCTTTTCACGGCAATTCAATCGCAGATACAGCTTGCTGCAGACTTGGAGGATGTTGTAAAGAGGTTGAACGCACAGCCGGAGTTCCGCCGTCAGCGTTCCGATGCGACCGCAAAGATCGAAGCGGCAAAGCGTACTTTGAAGCGTAGCCAATCTCTGTATGACAGTCTGTATCAGAATTATGTGGAACAGCTTATGACCGAGCAGGAATATGTGACGCTCAAAGCAAGGTACAAGGCAGAGGCAGAAGAAGCCGAACGGCTGATTGCGGTACTGGAACAGGAACAGCGAGAAAGCAAGGTTTATACTTCGGAGAATCGTTTCCTTACCGAGTTCCGTTCTTTTATGGGAACCGACACGCTCACAAAAGAAATGGCTTCCGCACTTGTGGAATGCATCTATGTGGATGCAGAGAAAAACATTGATATTCGCCTGCGTTATCGGGATGAATATATGGCACTACTGAAATTTATCGAAGGGAGGGCTGCTGTATGAGAGTGGCGATGTATCTCCGTCTGTCCAGCGAGGACGGCGACTTAAAGGATACCGGCAAAGCCGAGTCCGAAAGTATTTCCAATCAGCGAGGGCTTCTGCAGAACTTCATCAGCAGTCGTTCCGAGTTCAGCGGTTGGGAAATCTCCGAGTTCTGTGATGACGGTTGGAGTGGTAAGAACTTTGAAAGACCGGATTTTCTCAGAATGATGGAACAGGTAAAGCAGGGACAGATACATTGTATCGTAGTCAAAGACCTATCCCGTTTCGGGCGTGATTATCTTGTGGTCGGCAACTACATCAGCCGTGTATTTCCGTTCCTGGGTGTCCGTTTCATTGCCGTCAACGACGGCTTCGACAGTTCCAGGCCACAGGACATCGACAGCCTTGATACCTCGTTCAAAACGCTGATCTATGACCTCTACAGCCGAGAGCTTTCCGGCAAGGTCAAAAACGCCAAGCGTATGCGAGCAGAAAAAGGATTGTTTCTCAGTCCCTTTGCTCCATATGGTTATGTGAAAGACCCCGAAGATAAAAACCGCCTCCTTATTGATAAGGAAGCGGCAGACATTGTTAGGAAGATCTTCGCATTGACGATTGACGGAGTAAGACCCACGGAGATCGCCGCCATGCTCAACCGTGAGGGCGTACCAACACCGATGCTGTACAAAAGGGCGGCGGGATGTTCCCGTGACCGTTGGCCGAGCATCCACGAAGAAAACTTCTGGACGCAGACCATGATTTTCAAAATTCTCCGAGACGAACGCTACATTGGCAAATGTGTCTATGGCAAGCGTGAACGTGATATGGTGGGCAACTGGCACACCGTAAAACGAAGCAAGACGGATTGGATTATTGTGGACGAAACCCACGAGGGCATTGTCTCCAAGGAAGTCTTTCAGAAAGTAGCAAGCCGTATGAAAGAGTATAAGGAATATATTCCGAGTGCATCCGAAAGAAATCCGCTTCGCAGAAAAGTGATCTGCGGAACCTGTGGGTTTGCTATGGTGCTCTCCAACACGAAGAACGCAAAATACCATTGCCGCACATCACATCTGGAAACAGATTTTGATTGCACCTCCGAGGGTATTCTGCAAGCGGATATTCACGAAATGGTCGTTACCTTAATCCGCACCTATGCCGCTTATGCGGTCAGTTTGGAGAACTTGCTTCTGTTACAGAAAGAACGTATCCAGGCAGAGAAAAAGCAAGCTCGTCGTGAACTTGCCGTACTGCAAAGCAGGAAAAATCAGTTTGAAAAAACTCTCCAAGATTTATATGAAAAGCTGATTGACGGTACTATCGACAAGGAAACGTACTTATCCCAAAAGGCAAGTAACCAAGCACAGATGCAAGAGCTGACTGAGAAAATGGAACGCCTTGAAAAATCCTCGCAGACCACCACCGAGCAAGGTGGAGCCTTTATTGAAAAATACAAGGAATACACCGAGCTTGAAATGCTGACTTCGGATATAGCAAACGACGTTGTGAAGCGTGTTACGGTTTACAAGGACGGCGGCATTGAAATCGAGCTTGCCTTGTGTGACGAGTTGGAGAAGCTGCTGACTTGCCTTGAAACGGTGGATGCGGCTTCTTAGCCCACAAAATTGTAAACAAATTTCAAAATTATTTAGTCCTTACTTGACAGCGGCTGACGAAGGTATCTCCGGGACAAATACTAAGAAGAGGGATGAGTTCAATCAGATGATTGCTGACTGCAGAGCCGGTAAAATCGATATGATTATTACCAAGTCCATATCCAGATTTGCGAGAAATACACTGGATTGTCTGAACTATGTCCGGGAATTGAAGGAACTGGGAATTGGTATTATTTTTGAGAAGGAAAATATCAATACGCTGGATGCTAAGGGAGAGGTATTGCTTACCATTCTTTCTTCCCTGGCGCAGGATGAGAGCCGGTCCATTTCAGAGAACTGTACTTGGGGAATCCGCAGGAGATTTGAAGCTGGAAAGCATAAAATGAGCACAAAGCGTTTTCTTGGTTTCGATACGGATGAAAATGGAAAGCTCATCATCAACGCCAAACAGGCACCTATTGTGACGAGATTAT